GTTTCGGTAATTTCCACGAACTTCTTGAAATTTCGTTAAAAAGATCAATTTCAAATTGAGGAATCCCCAATTTTAATAAAATCTTTTTCTGAATTTCAAGAGGGAAAGTGTCAGTTGCAGAACTTAGATCGATTGATTCGATTACTATTTCTGGATTTTGTTTCCAAAATTCCTGAAGTTTTGTAGCCGCATCCTCTTGATTGTGAGTAAAGTCTCTTGAGAATCTCTTGAGAGCCCCATAAAGGGTATTACCCATTTTCGAACTTAAAAGTTGGAAAACAGGTAATGGATTACTTACACTTCGGAGTTTCGCTCCCGGTTCTTGTATGAAACTAATATTTCCAACGATTGGATCAATATGATCTTCATCATTGGAACCTCGCATTGTTGCAATATGTTTTAGAGCTCTAAGATTTTCATCTTTTGATTTCCAAATTTCTTGTTTCAATGCGGCTATGTGTTTATAAGGAGTGTGTCTGAAATCACCATTTGTCAGAAGATATTCTGCTAAGGGATGATCAAGAGAAGTTTTTAATGCTTCAATTCCATTTTTCATGGTCATATACACTTTCTTATATTCACCGTTTTCATACGTCCACTTAAAAGTGGGTGAACGCACTTCTCGTTCGGTCCATCTTTCGATGTTATCGTACTGAGATTTGTCATAAGCTTTCGTCAACATATTCGAGAGTTTATACTCATCCATTTTGTTAAGAATGAATGATTCAACTTTCTCATAAGATGATCTGTCTGGTTCTGGTGAATTAACACCATTATAGAATTTCTTCCATTGTGTAAGAGAAACACTTTTTAAAGTCGCTTCTGTATAAACCATTAAGGCTGAAATAGCCTTCTGTGGTTTCTTACCCAATTCCGAGAAAATGCATTTGAATGGCCCTTTAGGATAACCATTTCCACATGCTAACCACGTACTTACATCCGAAAACGGATCTTTGTACCCAGCCAACTTATGAATATAAGCTACCTTCAGGTCCTTCAACCTTGTTATCGTCCAATCGAGACCATTATTATGTTTCCATTTGTTAACGGTATCAATTATAGATAGTGCCTGTTGTTGAGTCAAAC